GGTAGCAGCCCAGGGTGGTCATGGCGGCCAGCATCGCGCCGTCCTTCTCCCAGGTGAACGCCGCCTCAGAGACGCCGAAGCCGGTGCCCAGACGGTGCTTGCCGTCTCCTGAGCAGAGCTGGACGCGCGCCGTCTGCGGCTCGGGCTGCCCGGTGGCGAACAGGAAGCTGTGCTTGTAGGCGCCGATGGGCACAGAGACGTTGTCGGGGTCCTTGACCGCGTCGCCGTCACCGGCCTCGCTGGTCACGTTGCCCATCGCCCAGGCCAGCAGGAAGCCCAGCACGTCTGGCTTGACGTGGAGCTTCTCGATCTTCATCTCGGGCTCGTACTTGCCGGCGCCCAGGTGTGGCATGCGCGCCAGGAAGCCCTGGATCAGCTCGACCTGTTCGAGGTTCTGCTCCTTCTCGTTGTCAGTCACCGAGCCGACCGCCGGATAGGCGAGGTAGGTGCTGATGTGGTTCGTGCCACCCTCGTGGTTGACTGCCTCCTCGAGCGCCAGCTCGAGATAGGGCCCCACGCTGACTGTTGGCGGGCTGCTCACTGGGTCATCACTCCTTCCTCTTCTTCGACGGGATCTGTGTTGGGCTCGGGGATGTTGCGGGCGCGGGCGGGCTTCTTGGCCGGCCCACAGTCGCGGTCGATTCCCCACTCCACCCGGAGGCGCTTGACCTCCGCTTGGACCTCCTCGTGCGTCGCGTAGACGCCGGGCTGGCCTACGATGTGCAACTGCGGCATGACTCACTCCTCTCGGGTTACTGGTTAGGGTCGGGGTACTCGAACAGGTCGGTGGTAAAGAGCATCGGCAGGTCGGCGACCAGCGAGCCCAGGTTGGCGATCGTCTGCACCGGCTTGTTCCAGGCGCTGCTCTGCCAGAGCGTCAGGCCACAGGCCAGACAGTCGGTGGGCCCCAGCAGCTCGAAGATGGCTATCTCCCAGAGCTTGAGCTGCACCGTCAGGTCGTCGGGGCTCGTGCCCTGACAGACCACGTCGACCACCCAGGGACGCTGGTTTTTGTACTCGTCCTGGATCGAGTGGCTGAGCATCTTGGCGGTGTAGGGCACGATGCAGATCGAGGGGTAAGAAGGGCACTTCAGGGGCGCGCGGATGTAGTCAAACCAAGCGTCGTCCTGGGGCACCTGGAAGCCCGCGCCCACGGTGACGTCGGGGTAGTTCGCCGTCATGTAGGCGATCAGCTCGGCGACCTTGGCGGCCGCACCGTCTTGGAGGACCGCCAGTGCCTGCGAGACCACAGCGATCATGCCTGTGCGCGGCCGCGGCAGGTTGGGGTTCTGGTTGTAGTTGATCTCGGCCATCAGATGCTGCCGAACATCGAGGGGATGTCTGCGGCGAAGCCCTCGGCGCCTTCGAAGCCAAAGGCATCACGCATCGTGGCGTAGCTCCAGATGTGCAGGACCTTGCGCCAGTCCTCGGCGTACTGCACGCTGGGGCGGATGATGGGGCGCTTGGGGCGGTCGGGCTGATCCTTGCGGCCGTAGGCGAACGTCATGCCGACCACCGCGTGCTCCCACTCGGGGTCCATCCCGAAGGTCGCCTCATGCGGGCCGAAGACCTCCATCCAGCCCTCGTTCTCGCCGGTCATGGCGGCCCGCGTAGCACCCGAGAGCACACCGATGGGCAGACCCAGCTCCTCCTTGCGCTTGCCGTAGTCGGGGTCCAGGTAGTCAGCCCAGGGCGCACCGGTCGCCGAGCCCTCACTCATGAACTGCTCGGTCATCTCGACCTTGAACAGCTCGGCCAGCGCCGGCCAGAGCAGCGTGAAGTCGTCGATCATCACAGCGAAGCGGTTCAGCTCGCCGCGGAAGGTCTCCAGCGGCGGAGTCCAGTACTCGCGGAAGTCGAAGGCGGTGCCAGCGCCAGGCGGGGCTACGGGATCGCTCACATGCCGCTCCTCGAGCCGCCGCCGGCCTGCGGCACATCAATCTTGCGGGCCAGCTTTAGGATCAGGTTCTTGGGATGCCACAGCCAGGAGAGCGGCACGGCACCCTTAGCGTTCGCCAGAGACTCGATCTCCGCGAGCTGGGATTCGTCCTGGGTTCCCACGTCACCACCTCGTGTCGCGGAAGACCCAGGGCTTCTCCCGGTGATGCTCGGCAGCCCATCCTGAGATGTTGATCAGGTGGTCCGAGTCCTCAGCGGTGTCGGGCCCCAGGAAACCTTTGTCGATGTTGGCGAGCTGCTTCTGGTAGCGCTCCTCGTAGAACTCGGCGGCCCCCTTGGAAGCGCCCACGCCCTCGTCGGTGGGGAAGGCCATCTTGTAGATGCTCGACAGCGCGCCGTTGATGCAGATCGCCTTGAGCAGCGCCAGCGCCTCGGGGTCGGTAACCGGCAGCACGTAGTTCTTGGCGCGCAGATGAGAGTCGATGTCGGCCGAGATCGTGTCGATGCAGTTGCCCGCCATGGTCGTGGTGATCTGCGCGCCAGTGTCGTTGATCGGCACCTGCGGCGAGATCGGCAGGTCTGTGTAGGCGCAATACGCCATCTCAAGCCTTTCCCGGGGGCCGGGCCCTCCCACCAGCCCGGCCCCCTTACCTGCTACGCCTCAGCTCAGGGCGTCAGGATGTCGGTGAGCAGGAACATCGCGCCGCCGATCGTCTGCTTGACGTCGTAGTAGTCGACCGACTGCACGATCGTGCTGTTGCTCTGGTCCTCCTGGTAGGTGCGGGTGGCAAAACGCCCGCCCAGAGGGGTCCAGACGAACTGCCGCATGGGCGCCAGGATGCGCTCGGCGAACGGCCCGACCCGGGGGTCGATGTAGGCCACGCCGCACACAGGACCCCAGATGTCGACGATGTTCGGGGGAACGTCGTTGCCTTCGAGATCCTTGGCGCCTTCGGGCGTGAGGTCGACGACGCCCGTGCCCACCAGCACCTGGCCGTTGGGGCCCAGGTGGAAAGCGTTGAGCAGGACGTCCATCGGGATGATCGCGCCCGGGACGGTGTACTTCAGCCTGTCGAGCACCCAGGGGTTGTTGTAGAGCGCCTGGAGCGCGATCCAGTTGAAGAACACGGTGTTCGGGACCTTGCCGGTGGCGGCACGCACGGCGAGCTTCCCCACGTTGACGTCAAGGAAGGGGTTGCCGGCCTCGTGCATCTCGGTGTTGTCCCAGTAGCCACTGGCCTCGGTGTTCGGCCAGAGATCGGTGTCCTGGGCAACCTCGGCCACCTGGCACTCTGCCTCGAGCTTGAGCTTGTCCACGCAGATGCTCGCGTTCTCCTGCTCGGGGGTGATCACTGCGTCGGCGTTGACCGGCATCTCCCAGCCGATCTTCTCCTCCCAGCCGTAGGCACGGCAGGCGAAGAGGTCGGTGGTCGCCCGGAAGGGCCGACCACGGGAGAAGGTGCCAGCGATCGCACGGGCGGTGTTGCCACGCCGCAGGTGCTCGGTGTCCCCGATCCAGTACACATCGCTCTGGTTGTTGACCATGATCGGTGGCGCGATCTGGTCAGCGATGAAGTCGGACGGGTCCTGCGCGTAGGACATGGCGAACTGCGTGAGCGCGCGGTTCGTGTGGTACAGGGCGAGGTTCGAGGGGATGTTTTCAACCTGGAACGGCATCTCTCACACCCCCCTTAGGACCCACTGGGCGTGACGCCCGCAAGGGCGAGACACGGCAGCAGACCGGTCGTGGTGGACCCCACCTGCGCCTGGAGGGCGAGCAACGCGTAGGGCGTGCTCTCACCGCTCTCCACGACGAGGTAGGGCTCGGTTGTGCTTGCGTTCAGCGGGCTGGCGATGGAGACAGCGCCGTAGACCGAAGCGATGACAACAGGCGCCAGGAGGGCGACCTGCACGGGCTTGGTGTCGTCGGCCGCGGCGACCGCGACACCGATGCAGATACCGCCGTCGGTGGCCTTGACCTTGCCCGCCGTGGAAAGCTCGACGGGCGCACCGACGAGGATCGCCCCGTCAGCGACGAAGCCAACCTCGTAGGGGCCGGCCGCCGTCTTGGCGACCTGCGACAGCACTTCCTGGTTGGCGGTGCCCGACACCAGCATCATGGTGGCGATGGCGTCGTAGGGCTCGCCGCCGGCGACCTTCACAAAGGCGCCCGCGGCGTTGATGGCGAGCGGATCCCCAGGGGCGATTGAGCCACCCGTTGCGTCGCAGTAGCCGTCCATGGGGATGCCGATGGGCCAGAAGGCCCCCTGGTAGCCGGTTCCGATGTCGCGTGTGGCGACGCCGTGCACGGCTCCTACCGTGGCCGGGACCACGTGAATGTGGCCGTCGGTCGACGGGATGATCTTGATGCCCGTGAACTGCTGAACGTCTGCATCGGCGATGCATTCGAGTTCAGCAACCCACGCGGTGTGTGCTCCCACTGTCTTTCACCTTCTCTCTCTGGCTTACGCCTTGCCGGTCCGCGTGGCCTCCTCGAAGGCTTCGTTGAGAACCGGATCCGCGCGACGCTCGGCGAGCTGCGCGGCGGCGATCTCGTGGCTGGTGGGCCGACGGCCCAGGTTCATGGCGTCGATGCGCGCCTGGGTCTTCTCGGCCAGGAGCAGGGTCGGGCTCTTGGCGGCGTCGCCCTTCTTGCCGGCGACCCCACCGTTCTTCTCGAGCACTTCCTGCTCTTCGCCCTCGCCCAGCGTGCCGAGCTTGAGCGTCGCCGGAGCGGCCATGCGCTCCTTGACCTCGGCCTCGAAGAGGCTGTAGTCGACCTCGGCCAGCTTGAGCAGGCGGTCCTTGGAGGCGGCCGGGATGTGGCCGTCCGCCAGACCGGGAGCCAAGAGGACCTCGGCCGCTGACTTGCGCTGTTCCGCCTCGGAGACCTCGAGCTTGTCCTTCAGCTCGTCGCGCTCCTTGACGACCTTGCGCACCTCCGCGAGTACGAGTGCCTCGTCCTCGGTGTTCGAGAGCTTCAGCTCGTGTGCGATCGTGCTGGTGTCCATGTTGTGTGCACCTCTCTTTCGGGCTGACACGGAACCCTCGGCGACCCTGTGGTCCTTGGCTTGCCTCTTCGCATCGGGCGAACGTGAAGCCAACGTGACCGCGGTGTGGGCCGGGTTCGGGTCGCTTGCGCTGATGGGTTGGTAGCTGGAGATGCGCTCGACCTCGACAGGCGTGCCGAGCGTGATGGAGCCGTCTGCGTTCTGCACGTAGGCGATCTGGTGGTAGAGGCTGCCCTCAGCGGTGAGGGCACCCCCGGGACTGGACTGCTCATAGACACACCAGCCCGGGCCGTAGTCGCACAGCCAGCAGTTGCCGCCGGTGGCGTCGTTGATGGCCGCCGTGAGCGAGTCCCGCAGGTCGTTGTAGGAGTCGTCGGCGAACTCGCAGAGCGCCAACGAGACGCCCTTGGTCGTCTTGAGCGCGTCGGCGGTGTCGAGGATCTTGGGCATCATGGTGAGCACCGGCGCGTTGCACAGCGTGCCCGACAGGAAGACGTTGTCGATGCGCTCGCCGGAGTCGGGGTCGTTGATCCAGTCGATCTCGACCGAGTGGTAGGCGTACTCGCCCGAGTTGAGCAGTTCGGCACCCAAGTCGGTGAGCTGGGCATCGGAGACCAGCGCCTGGCCACCATCCGTGGTGTCTGCCAGATAGACCTTCTTGTACCAGGCGGCGGCCGGCGCGCCCTTGTCGTGGCGCCCTGAGGAGTCCATCACGGGCTCCACACCGGCGGCGCCTGCGTTGAAGTGATCGATCACTTCCTGAGCCAGCTCGAGATCCAGCTCGAGGGGGCCGCGTGTCTTGTCGTATTTCTTGGAGTGGAACGTGCCGATGGGGAACAGCATCACTGGGATCACGTCGCCGCCCTTGACGGCGTCGGCCAGCTCGATCTCGTAGGCCCGCGCCAGGCCCACCGTGGCTGCCTTGAGCTTGTCGTCCGACCACTTCTTGGGCAGCGAGCTGGAGAAGCCCTTGCGCTTGGCCAGCGCCGTGAGCTTGCTCTTAAACGAGGCAAACGACTGCTTGCCCTTGTAGCGGCCCCAGCTCGAGACAGCGTCTGAGACGTCGCCCGCGGTGACCACCGGAAAGGCGCGCTCGGCGGGGAAGACGAAGTCAGAGTCCTTGAGCTTGTCGCGGTCGACGCCGCCGCCGACGTTCTTGTCGATAGCCATCAGGCCGCCTCCGCATAGCCATAGAAGACCGCGCAGCGGCAGGCATCGCCGCCGGCGCAGTCAGGGTTGGGCACCCAGCCAGCCGCCTCGTCGAGGTCGGTCGTGGTGGTGCCGTCCATCGACTCGCACTCGTCGCAGCAGGCTGCGTCGAGGATCGCCGAGTAGGTGGCATCCGAGATGTTGTCGGCCAGCTGCGAAGCCTGGTCGGTGCGCCCCAGGGTCATGGCGCTGCCCACCACGCCGCCGGCGGTGAGCGCCACGGCGTTGGAGGTCTGCTCGATGGCCGCCTCAGCGGCCGCCATGGTCTCGGCTGTGGCCGCTACGCGCAGGGCATGCTGGGCGGCCGCCGTGAGAATCGCCGCGCCGATCTGGCGGGCCAGCACCTGCGCCTGGTCGTCGATGTAGGACAGGCTGTCGGCGTCCGCGTCCTCGTCGGGCGTGGGCGGCACCGCGCGCAGCACATCAGCCGCCTGGATCGCAGTTCCCGCAGACCCCCGCCTCTCGGCGATCTCCTGGGACACCACGGGCGTTCCCAGACGCTGGCGGTCCAGCTCCGAGAGCACCTGCGCGCGGCCCGCCTGGTAGTAGGTCGTCAGCACGCTCTTGATCTCGCGCGCCAGTACATCGAGCTGCGGCGCCGTGCCGGCCGCAAACTGCGCCGCCGTGCCCGCCTGTTGCGCCGCTGTGGCGCGCTTGAGCAGCTCGGCGGCCATCGAGGCGCGCGTGCCAGCTGTGGCGCCCGCAACCGCCTTCTTGGCGCTCTCAAGCTGGCCGTCCAGGCCAGCCAGATCGACGAACATCTCCTTGCCCACCGGCGCCCGCTTGGTATAGGCGCCGTTGGCCAGCAGCAAGGCACCCTGGGCGGGCTTGGCGACGGCCGTGGTGGCACCCGTCTTGTTGGGGTCGTCGTCGCCCTGGGTGGGCCCTGGCTCGGGGATGTCCTCGTTGCCGGGCGCCGGCTGGGCGGGTGCCGGCTGGGCGGCGGCGCCGGGCACCGTCTTGAGCGCCATGCGCTGCTTGATGTCGCCCACCGGGAAGTCGATCTCGTTGCGGATGAAGTCCTCGAGGTCAGGCGTGGGCGTGATCAGTCCGCAGGTGACCAGGTAGTTCAGGCCCTCAGCCGCCATCACGATGTCGATGCGGTTGATGCGCCCGAAGCGCAGCTTCGGCCGGACCTCGTCAGCGTTGGGGTAGTTGTATGAGGTCCACTGGTGAACCAGGCCACCGTCGGCATTGAAGGTGTCCTCGTAGTGCGCGGCGCGCGCCTGGATCGACTCGTTGAGCAGGTCGCCGTAGATCGTGCCGATCGCAGCGCCGCGGCCGCCCGAGGCTTCTGAGATGTCCAGCACCTGACCCAGGCAGGCCGTCGAGAGCTGCTGGTCCCAGTACTTGACGACCTGCAGCGCCTCGCCCAGGCGGATGTTGAACGCCTCCATCTTGAAGTCGACCTGAGGCGGCATGCGCACACCCAGGCGTTCTGAGATCCTGAACTGCTCGAGCGCCAGGTCGATGTCGGCGCGCGTCTTGGCGTCGAGTGTGATCAGCTCCTTGGCAGTCGGGACGCCGCCCATCTTCTCCATGAGGAGCAGCATCTCGATCTCGGACTTCTCCTTGTTGTACCAGGGCTTGTAGAGCGGGCGCATCAGCGAGCGGCCGCGGAAGTTGTCGCCGTCACGGCCGTAGGTGAACCACAGCAGCTTCTCGCCGGGAATCAGCACGTCGGTGCCGTCTGACTTCCACTGCTGCACGCCCGAGACGCGGTCGTCGTTGACGTAGATCTGCCAGATGGAGCGCTGCGTGCGCCACGAGAGGCGGTCCATGTAGGCATGGCCGCTGTCGCCGTCTAGGCCCCAGACGATCTCAAAGCAGGCGAAACCGTAGTCTGCCGCCAGGCAGGCGTTCTCCAGGAAGGTCCGCCACGAGGTCCCCATGCGGTTCATCAGGTCGCGTTCGAAGTCGGCGGCGATCTTCTTGCAGACGTCGCTGGTGGGGTCGGCCGGCTCGATGGTCACAGACGAGCGCACCAGCGGCATGTCCAGCGCCTTGCGCAGACCGTAGATCTTGGGGTCGCCCAGGCGCATGCGCTCGAAGAGGTCATAGGCGTGCTGGCCGCGCAGCTCGGGGTTGTAGTCCAGCCACGCCAGGCGCTTGCCCAGGTCGCCCATGTCGCCAAAGTAGTAGAAGCCCAGGCCGGCGTCGGAGACCTCAGCCAGCTGGGGCTTGCCAGGACGCAGAGACA